AGCAGCAACAAAGAAATATGCAAAAGCAATCTATCTTATGGACATACCTGCATATGAAGACGACGGTACAAGAATCTTTGATACTACAACAATTCCAGACGTGACAAAGACAATCCGTCAGTTTGCTGGTCGAAATATCAATAACAACTATGTCGCAACATATTTCCCAGACGTATCGATCTCTGATACAACGTCGAAGACGGTCGTTAGTAAACGCGTAAGAGTGCCATCGTCTATTATTGCACTTGGCGCACTTGCGCAAAATGATTCAAAAACATACCCGTGGTATGCACCCGCAGGATTTAATAGAACAGCACTTTCTAACGTTGTAAATCTAGCAGTTAGACTATCAAGTGCTGATCGCGATGCGCTGTATGACGCAAGAATAAATCCTATTACGTCATTCCCTGGGCTTGGCTTTGTTATCTTTGGACAAAAAACATTGCAATTATCTAAGTCTTCGCTTGATCGTGTGAATGTTCGTAGGCTTATGATTGAACTAGCAAGAATTGTTTCGGCAGTCGGTCTTCAATTTGTATTCGAACCAAATACTTCGAATACAAGAACAAGATTCAAAAATGCATTAACACCGCAGCTTGCAACAATTCAAGCGCAAAGCGGCATTGACAAATTCTCAATCATTGTAGATGAATCAAACAATACACAGCAAGACATAGAATCTAACAAGTTAAATGGAAAAATCGTAGTGTATCCAACGAAAGCAGTTGAATTTATTGCGTTAGATTTTATCATAACAAATTCAGGTGTCGAATTTGTCTAATACTTACTATAAAGGTTAAAAGATGTCAACTTTATCATATCCTGGCGTAACAATAACTGAGGTTGATTCTTCAACTAGAACTGCAAAGACCTCGACGGGCACACCTGTGGGTGTTATTGGCACTGCAGCGTCTGGTCTTGCTTTCGTGCCACTTACATTTAATTCATATTCAGATATGACAAATGTTTTTGGTGTAAGTGGAAATCGATTTGGTCCAATCGCTGTTAATTTGTGGTTAAATGGCGGCTCAAATAACAATGCTACATATTTGCGTGTTCTTGGCGCGGGCGATGGTAAAACGAGAGCTACTGACGGGTCAGTAACAAATGCGGGCTTTGTAGTCGGAGAACAGCAAGTAACAGATTCAGGTATTGTTGGTGCAAACCCATATGCATCTGCGGGCGGTGTCCTGGGAAGAACATACTTCTTGGGCTGCTATATGTCTGAGTCTGCAGGATCTACGTACTTTTCATCTGCCGGTGTCCAAACATCAACTACAGCAGCACCTATCGTAAGAGGAATCATATTGACGCCATCAGGTGTCACATTGACACTTTCTGGTAACAATAACACAACAAATCAGCCTTCTGCAGTTGCCGCTGAGGGTTCTTCAATTTCGGGCTCATATGACTTGACTTCTAGCACATTTGTGCTTTTGCTTAATGGTCATGTAAATAATACAACAAACAATGCGCCAAATGTCATCACGGCATCACTAAGCGTTGAATCATCTGCATATTTACCAAATCAATTGAATACAAATCCGCTTGATTTTCAAAAGAAGGGTCATTACTTATACGCATGGTATGATGTGTCAGATCAGCTCGCAGTTGTAACAGGTTCGGGCATATTAACATCGCAGTTTACGAAAGGCGACACAAACAAACAAGACTCTGTGTTTATTACGTCTGCATCAATTGGTCGAAATACTTCAAGCGCATCGACACCAAATTACGAACAATTTAACGAAAGATACACGCATTCTAAGTCGCCATTTGTTATTTCTCAAGACTTCGGCGGAAGTAAATACAATCTATTCAGAGTACATGCAATTTCAGATGGCGCTTCAGTCACTTCAGACTTATTGCAAGATGTAAATAAAAATTACAAAATCACAATTGGAAATATCATACCCGCATTAGATGCAGACTCTTACGGTCAATTTGACCTCGAAGTCAGACCTGCAGGACTTGCAGATGGAGCACAAAATCCATTGAAGGGTGCTTATTTCTCAGGTTTGTCATTTGATCCAGACTCTGATGGTTATATTGCTGCAAAAATTGGCAACCAATCAATTTATTTTGATTTTGATCGTGCAATTGGTAGTCAAAAAATCGCAATAGAAGGTGATTACCCAGTAACAAATGACTACATCAGAATCGAATTATCATCTGACATTGTTGCAGGCAATGTACCAAAGAATGCATTGCCTTGCGGATACAGAGGTTATGGATATCTTTTCACATCTGGAAGTTCACTCACAACTTTTGCATCAACAAATACCGATCTTTCGGCTGGCAAAACTTCGATTGTCCAGAGCGCAGTAATTCCTCCAATTCCTGTAAGAACATCAATTACTGATGGCGTTACACCTCTCGCATCACTTAACACTGACTACACGTGGGGGACAAAGTTCGAAAAGATTTCTAGCGTTGCTGAGCAAAATGCGGATCTTTCTTTCAACTCGTCTATCATGAATTGGACAAAGTTCTTCCCAAGCTATAATACAACTGGAAAGAATTTCTTTATTGACAATACTGCAAATGCAGATTCATTTGAAAACAATCTATTCACAATTGAAAATATTCAAGTTGTGACTGGCGCATTTGGTGTTGATAATGCAATTTTGTGGGAATCAGCGTCGTACGTAAGACAAGGCAATATTTCTACTAATAGCACGAACAAAACTCGTGCATTGACAATTAATGATTTGAATGACACATATAGCGCAAATAGATCGAATGTTTACTTTACATTCTTGATGCAAGGCGGTTTTGATGGTGTCAACATCTTTGATGCTCAAAAATCTTCATTGACAGATCTTGCAGCAACAAGAGAAATTGCAGACTCAAATCAAGGTGGATCATCAGGACCAACAGTATCTGCATACAAGAAAGCAATTGATATCATGGGTTCTACAGCAGATGTTGATATTCAGCTTCTTGCAATTCCTGGTGTAAGAACGCCAACAATCACAAATTATGCAATCTCTGCAGTAGAAAATCGCTATGATGCATTGTACTTAATGGATATTCAGCAAAAAGATTCGATCAATACATACATCACATCAAGCGCACAAACAGTGTCCGTATCGAACACTGTTACGGACTTTAAACAAAGAGGATTAAATACTTCATATGCAGCATCTTACTTCCCAGATGTAACAATTACTTCACCTGATGGAACGGGTACAGTAACAGTTCCGCCATCAGTTGCAGTGCTATCTGCATATGCAAAGAATGATATTTACGCTCCGTGGTATGCACCTGCAGGTACAACACGTGGCGTTGTGCCAGCATTGACTGCTGGCGTTTCTGGTCTTGATGTACCATTGACAGAAACTTCGCCGCAGCTTGGAACAATCTATGATGCTGATATCAATCCTATCGTTCAATTAAGCAGCGGAACAAGCACAGTTGTTTGGGGGCAAAAGACTCTATTAAAGAAAGCGTCATCTCTTGACAGAATTAATGTTAGAAGATTGCTTATTGATATCCGCAGAAAAGTTCGCATTGTATCAAATAGTTTGTTGTTTGAGCCCAATACACAAGCAACGCTTGAACGTTTTAGTAAACTTGTAAATCCAATTCTACAAGACGCGCAAACAAGATTCGGTGTTTCAAGATACAAAGTAGTTATTGATACTTCAACAACAACGCAAGCAGATATTGATAACAACACAATTCGCGGCAAAATTTGGTTACAACCCGTAAGAACTGCTGAGTTTATTTCAGTTGATTTCGCAATTAATGGCGCATCAGCATCGTAAACAAGCATATATAACTCTATATTGACAAGAAACTAAAGGAATTAAAATGGCAGAAACACTATCAGTAACAGATATGCTTCCTAACAAATTTGAATCTAAGCGTAAACATCGCTGGATTCTAGCAATTGAAGGTATCGATGCCTTTTTAATCAAGAAGGCAGCCCGACCTGGTTTCACAATGGGAAGCAAAGAAATTCCATGGATTAACACACAAAGATACATCTCTGGAAAGCTGAAATTTGATACAATGTCAGTAGAACTTCACGATCCTATTGCACCTGCTGGTTCACAACAGGTTATGGAATGGATTCGTACTCATCACGAATCAGTTTCTGGTAGAAGCGGTTATGCTGATTTTTACAAGCGCGATATACAATTGAAAATGCTTGATCCGATTGGAACAGTTGTCGAGTTATGGGATGTGAAAGGTGCATTAATTGAATCAGCAAAATTTGGTGATGTAGATTACGGATCAGACGATGTTTCAACAATCTCACTAACGATAAGGTTTGATAACGCAGTACTACAGTGGTGATATTGTCAAATGTCAGCGCATTTTGAATGTTTATTATGCAAGAAATTTTTTGATTATGAGAGTAGAGATTTGTTTAAAAAACATTTAAACAAAGAACACAATACTAATTTAAAACAGCTAAAAGAATATGCAAGACAAAATTTACCAGAACAATTTTGTCTTTGCGGATGCGGTGGTGTAACAAGCATACAGAATTTTTGTGATAAAAGAAATAAATTTTTACATGGGCATTCTTCAAGAGTCACTAATAATTGGGGTCATAATGAAAATGCCCAAATTAAAAGCAAAAAGTCAAGAAAAGATATGAATCATTCTTGGCCTTCTACACCATGGAACAAAGGAAAATCTATTAAGACAGACGAAAAGTTTGCTGCGATGTGCAAAAATGTTTTTCATACAGATGCTTATCGGCAAAAATGTTCAAAAAATATGAAATTTAGTTGGGCATCTGGAAAAATCAAGCCGTTGTCGGGCAACAATCATCCAGCGTGGAAGGGTGGAACATCTTCTATCGGGTCATTATGCAATGCAAATGTTAGATTGTATCGCGAATGGAAATTCGTAGCATTAAAAAAATCAAATTTTTCATGTGAACGATGTGGTCAAAGAAAAATGTTGCATGTTCATCATTCAGAAATAAAAATGTCTACTATCATAAGAAAATGTGCGCCAGAAGATGCTGACATTCGAACTATTGCTTTTAATGAAAAAATCAAATGGGTAAATGATGTAATTAATTGGCATGTAGAAAATATGCCACCTGCTATCGTTTTATGTAAAAAATGTCATAATGATGAACATCCATCACTTAACTTTAAATAGGATTTAAAAATGAATAAAAATATTGTTGCAACACTTCCTTTCGCTAAAATTGCTAAGCTTGTAATCGATCTTATTACATTTGCCAAGGACGGCTACTCTAAAGAAGAAGGAAAAATTTTGTTAAATGACTTAGAAGATATTGCTAGTCATATTTCAAAATCATTGCTCTAATCGACGTTGATTACTTTACATCTTTGCTTGATTGATATATAATATTTTAGGAAACTATAAATATGCCAAGCAAGTCAGATTTAGCAAATGATGCGTTAACACAAATTCCTCGTTCAAATCCAGTTCAAGATGATTTCAACTGGACGGTTCCAGTTGAAAGCATTCCATTACCGTCACAAGGCAAAATTTATTCTAAAAGTTCTCCTCTTTTTGGAAAGCAATTAGTTCAGATAAAGTCTATGACTGCGTTAGAAGAAGACATTCTTTTAAGCAAAGCATTGATTCGCGAAGGTACAGTTCTAACTCACCTTATGAATTCATGTATGATTGACAAGACAATCAGCACAAAAGAAATGCTAAATGGTGATAGAATGGCAATTCTTGTAGCTATTAGAATCACTGGGTATGGTCCACAATACAAAGCAGAAGTTACATGTCCGGCGTGCAGTACAACACAAAAAGCAGAATTTGATCTTTCAAGTTTGCCAATTAAAAATCTTGACATCAATCCAATCGCTGTTGGTGTTAATGAATTTGAATATCTTCTGCCTGTGTCGAAAAAGAGGGTAACGTTTAAATTTCAAACAGGTAAAGATGAAGAAGAGCAAGCACAAATTCTTGCTTATAGAAAAAAAGCAATGCCTGATATTCTCGTTGAAAACATTGTAACATCAAAACTTGAATTTTCAATTTTATCAATCGATGGAATTACTGACCGCAATAAAATAAATCAGTTTATTAAATCAATGCCGGCGCATGATTCACGAATGATTAGAAAATATATTGCAGATAATGAGCCCGGCATTGATTTAGAAGAAGAGTTTAAATGTTCGAAGTGCGGGAAAGAATCACGGGTGTCTCTTCCCCTCGGGATCACATTTTTTTGGCCTTAATCAAGACTATAGAATCAAAATATTAGAAGATTTTCGCTTTTTGATGAAAAATTTATCAATGCAGTATTCAGAAATCTACAAGCTGCCCGTAAGATTTCGAAAGTATTTTATTGATTCAACGATTAATGATTCAACAAATACAAAGTCTAAAGTCGGTACATTAGAAATCGATGATGATACGCCAATCTCGCAGATATTTAATAGATAGAACGTCAGTAAATTCACGAGAGCATTATGGCAGATCCTGTTGACACGTCAGAACAAACAAAAGCTGCCGTAGAAAGACTTGCAGCAGCATATCAAAATGGCACCACGCCTGTTGAAAAATTTTCAAGTGTCATTGATGAATTAACGACAATTTTACAACAGCACGAGGGTGTTGTATTAGAAGTTGCAAAAGCACAGTCCGCTTTAACTGCAGTCAATCTTATTTTTGATTCAAAACCATATGAATTACTTTTTGAAGGAATGGAAAAAGCTGCAAGAGTTCCAAAAATCTTAGCATCTGAGCTTGCTGGTGGCAATGTTTTTTTAACAGAACAAACAAATAAGCAAGCAAGAATTATTCAAGATGATGCATATAAAACACAACAAGAATTGATTGAAAAAACAATATCATTAGGCGTTGTTAACGGCAAAGAAATAATCAGACCGCTAACAGTCTTTTATAAAGATGCAGAAGAAATGGGCAGATCATTTTATGAAACTGTTCTTGCAGATTCTCGTTTGTACAATGCAGGCGTAATGTCTCTAAATTCTGATAATGCATTTCAAATAAAGGAATTGACAGATCTTACGATGAAGGGTTTGCAAGTACGAGCAGAAACTTTGCGTGCGATTTACCAGGAAGAATTTTCAAAGACAGGTGAAATAACTGGCGAGTTCATTGAGAAATTTTCTTCCACAGTCTTAGCAGCAGAAAAAATCACTGGTTTGAGTAACAGAGCGCTTAGTGAAGATTTACAACGCATGATAACAGACGTAACAATGTTTGGAAATCAATCGTATGCACAATTGGCGTCGTTATCTTCGACTATACACCAGCTTGGGCTAGATATTGACGATGTAGCACACGTCTCAACAAAATTTATGTCATTTGAAGATGCATCAACTTCAATAGCAAATATAGCTGCTGTTACGGGCGGCACTTTAGACACATTAAAGTTGTTTTATCTTGCAAATGAAGACAAAGAAGGATTCTTTAGAGAACTTAGAAGCGAACTTTTAGATACGGGCGTATCTTACGAACAACTTTCACATCAAGAACAAGTTTATCTTACAAAGCAGCTTGGTCTTACAAGCCCACGACAATTGCAATCGCTACTTGAAGCAAAAATAGATGCGTCAACTAACATAACAGACTTAATAGAAAAAGCAGCAAAATCAGACGAATTTCAAGGCGAAGCACTTATAGATAAAATTGCAAAAACTGGCGGAATGGCGCAGCAAGCGCTTGAATCAATTCAGCCTGACAAGTTACAAGCTGCTTTGTCAGCAATAAAAGACTTAGCGGGAGGAACTGCAGCATTTAGTGATTCACTTGTTGCATTCTCTAATGATCTTGAATCTGCTGCAAATGATACAATGCCAAAAATGGCTGCAGCAGGAAAAGAAGCAGGAAGTGCATTTGGTATTGCACTCAAATATTCATCAACAGCATTGTCAGAATTTGATGGAGCAATTGACACATTCATTAAGGGCGGAGGAATTGAAAAACTAGTAGCATCGCTAAAATCATCAGCGCTTTATCCAAGGTCATTACCGCCAGTATGGAAAGATATAATTAGTGGCGTTGATTTATTCGCAGAATCATGGTCATCTTCATTGACTTCATTAAATGATGAGACTGTCACAAAAATATCACAAATAACAAAAACAACACAAAGCTTAGAAAGCTCATTGCTCAAATCAACAGAGACAATAGAAAAATTGAAAATAAAAGGTACAATTGATCAATCATCTATTGAGTTACCTACACAAATTTCAAATATTGAAAATGTAAAAGACACAACGCAATTAGTAAGTAATGTGTCAGGTATTGTTCGAGCAACGCTTGATGAAAATTCAAATGAATCAGAAAAAGTAAGTGACAAATCAATTACGCAAGAAGAAAACAAAAAAGAAAAGCAACAAGAACTCACAACAAGCGATATGAAAGTCAATATTAAATTGAATATTGACACAGAAGAGTTACACAAACTTATTACAGCATCTGTGACTGAGGTTATTAAGGGCACTATTTTGATTAATACACCTACAGGAAAGAATCCTCCCGGATTTTACAAGATTGCACTGGAACAAGCATAATGAATACAGACAATTTTTCAGATGAAGAACTCGAAATTATCAATTTTGAAAATAAAATGCAAACAATGATTAATAACATTGTTGAACAATATGAATCGTATATGAGAAATGAAGAAAATGTTAAACGCTTAATGAAACATGTGGGTGATATACCTAATATATCAGGAAAAGCTAATGAGCACACGTCAAACTCTTAAAGATTATCTTGTTAGCATTGGAAAAGCAAGCGTCAATACGATCTCGTATGCATCAGATAAGTCGAATGGTGATAAAAATGCGCTAGATGAAGGTGATGATCTTGGAATTGATCCAAACACAGACTTGCCATTGATAGACTTTGGTAAAAATGACAGCTTGACATCGGGTTACGCATCATTTGTAACAAAAGTCAATGAGTATTCATTGACAGATAATTCAAAAGAAGCATCACATTCTCGCCGTGGCGACGAAATTGAAAACGCAGAATCGCAGGGCGCAGAAAGTGTCTTTGCAAATGAGAGCGACTTGTTTCAAAAAAATTATTTTGAAGATTCTGGCACAGTTCTTGATGAAACAATTGATAAATTAGGGAATAATTTAGAAAAATCAGGACCAGCGCTTATTAAAAGCGTAATGCCAGACGCTTCATATTCAGATATTGTTGCAAATCAATCACCTGCTGTTGCTGCAACATTTAAAATGCTTAAAAAGTACAATAAATATACTGATTCGTCTGATTCGGGTAATAACAATTTTATCGATACAAAAGGTTCAACAACTCCTACAGACTCACTTGATGCTGATGATAAAATTAAGTTGAGTTTTCAACGAGGATTTGGTGATTATCAAATTCCAAATGACACAACATCAAAAGAGAAGTCACTTCGAGAACTTTCGTCTATTGCGCATAGTATGATATTAAAAGCTGCAGGATGGGATGATTCTTTAACAGCTGCAACTTCACAAAATCCTGATTTGTTATTCGACGATGTAACAGTTGACAGCCTTTCAAAATTTCCTATTGTCAATTCATTGTTAAATCCCGATCAAGTTCGACCGCGTGAATCGTGGGGCGCGCCTACAAATGGTGCAAGTTCATTTTTGGCAAATGAAGGTGAAGCATTGACAAAAATAGCAACTGATGCTGTTTATACTAAATCTTCTACAAACACAAACACACCAGAAGTTACATTTTCAAGAACAGAACGAACAAATTCATCTCGTCCAATACTACGTGCATATCAAGCTGCTATATCAATCACGTCTCTTGCAATCATAATCGAAAAAACATTAAACGATAAATCACGATATTTTAGTGATGAGACATTGCTGGCGTCAGGCCTCGGACCATTTTATATGGGAAAATCTGCAAGATCTAAGGCAGATGCAACGCTTAGATCGATTTCTGATATAGCAATAACAAATACGGGCAGATTTTCTTATCTTTCATGTGTTAGAGCAGGTTTGACTTTGTATTTTGGCATTGACGCAAATGGTGATTTAAACTTTGGAAATAATGATGTGTCTTCTGTTTTGAATTTTTCTTCACAAATAAAGCAAATTGCAGAAAGAGGAATAAATTCTGAAGTTCATGAACGCTTGGCACAATCACATGGATTTTGGCATGCAATTTCAAGATCTTGTGTAAGGATTATCACGCTATTCGAGAAATCATTGGAAAATGAAGACTCAACTTTGCTCGCAAATCAAATTTATGATCTTCTTTCATCAAAAGCATTACGAGTTGCAAATGTATTCGCACAAATTGGTTATTCTTATTACATTGCGCATTTAGAATCACCCACAGAATCAACGCAAGCTTCAAATAATGAAAATGGTCATTTAAAATCAGCATTCGAAGTTGATAGTCTTGAATCACTACCCGGAACGAGAGTGATGAAGAGCAGAGATACTTCTGGCAGGAGTGCTCTTTCACTTGCATGGCGTCATAGCGCAGTTCCAAGTGCATTGCTTTTGCCACCTTCGCTAATTCAAGCATCACTTGACATGGATTATATTTACGAAGGCCCAAATCCCGTCAAACAAATGGCATCGACAACATTACAAGACAAGACTTATGTCACGATAAGAAACAAAGGAAAAATACCGATTCAAGTAGTCAATAATTTAGAAAACAGGTTAGATGCTGAGTATGTTCCATTTTATTTTCATGATATTCGTACAAATGAAATGATTGGATTGCATGCATTTTTAGATTCTTTAACCGATGGGTATTCTGTCAATTTTAATAGCACACAACTTCACGGAAGAGCAGATACAGTCAAAAACTATAGCAATACAAAAAGAAATATAAACTTCTCATTTTGGCTTGTAGCAACTTCTCAAGAAGATTTTGATGAAATGTGGGCTAAAATAAACAAAATTGTCACATTCGCATATCCTCAATACACGGGTGGTGTACTAAACGTTTCTAAAGATGTCACATTTAACGCAATTGGTGGCGCAAGAGACTTTGTTTTCGAACAACCATTTAGTCAAGTTGTAGGAGGCTCACCCATTTTGAGACTTCGTATCGGTGATGTGATTAAAAGCAATTATTCAAGATTTAATTTGTCACGTCTCTTCGGCGCGGGCAATACAGAAACCGGTGGAACAATAACGTCCGCCGCGGGATTTGGTGCTGCTGTTGATTCTTTACAACAAGTAACAGATAATCAAACACTTGCAAAGAGCAATGTCTTCAATAATATTGCACTTGCAGGTATTCTATCTGTTTTAGCATCGCCAGCAGAATTAATTACTCTACTGCCAGATCCGAAAAGTTCTGGTCTCGGTGCACAAATTGCTGCAGCTGGAACGAATTTAGCATATGATGCGCTTGATCTTGTATTGACAAATGGATTCGTGAATCCTCTTCTTCCTTTGATAAAAAATAATTGGTCACCTTCATTAACTGCATTAGGAACTTCTACGGCAGGAATCGACTCTATTTTTGGAAAATTGTTCTTAAAACCAAGAAGCGAGCCCTATGAATTTATTTCAAAAGCTGATAAGAATACAAAAGTCTATGTAAAACTTACACGGCCAGTTCAAATTTCTATTGATTCGTTAATTCAAAACCCGCAAGACGTAAACACTGGACCTATAAAAGCAAAAGCTAAATTTGCAGATATAACGCTCCCAATGTCAGACAGCTTTGTATTTCCCGTTTCAAATAAAGACATACTTTTGTCAGATGCTGTTTGCGATATTACACTTGATGAATGCTTATTCGATCCCGATTCTTATTACAGCATAACTCTCGCTAGTTTGTTTAGCGTTGCCGGAATGATTTCTAATATTCAAGGAACGCTTGTTAGCGCAACATCAGCAGCAACAACTTCATTATTGTCATCTGCTGGCTCTCCTGTTGATGTGTCTGCATTGGGTGATATTTTTGGAAGCTTGATGCGACAATTTACATCTCCGCTAAGAAATCCTATCACATATGCCATTGAAGACAATATGAGCAGAGGACTTGCAGGCGTTGTTACATCAATTCAATTCAATTGGCTTGATCCGTCAACTGTTTGGGAAACATCATGGAATTCTAGGGCGCCGATGGCATGCAAAGTGACAATTGCATTTGATCCAATTCATGATATTTCACCTGGACTTGATCAATATGGCGCTAATCGCGCACCAATCTACAATGTTGGCGCAACCAGACTAACAAGTGGTGATCCACATCAAGATCACGGTAACAAATCACATACAGCGTATACAAGAAGCGGCGCAGAATCATCACTCAAGCAATATATCAATCAAAAAATGATTAAATAGAGCAAACTATGTCAACAAGCAGATATGTTTTTACACAAAAGCTAAATAACAAACATTTCGCAACATCAGAAATGACATCAAAGATTTTTGGTGCTGCTGATAATGGTTCATTAGCTTCTAACTTGTATCAAATACAATCAGGAGAAAGATTAGATCATATTGCGTTCAAAGTGTGGGGTGATGCTACACTTTGGTGGATCATTGCTGCAGCATCTGGAATAGGCTGGCCAACTCAATTGGTTGCAGGAACATATGTAAGGATACCTACAGACTTATCTGCTGTGTATAACATTCTAAAGAGTAAGTAATGTCAAACATTCTTGAAACATCGATGATTCCACAAGCAGCTACGAATACGCTTGCATTGTCTGATGCAGCTGACCAGCTGGTCAGATACATGCGAATCTCTTCTAGAAATGATATTATTGATGCGATATCATTGAGCGCTACATCAAATATAGAAACAAATGCCAATGTCAGTGCGCTAGATGACGCGCTAAAGAGACGCGCTGCGCGTGATATGTTGACACAAGTAGGAAATTATGATGGCGTGTCGTCTGCACAAATTCAGTCAGCAATAGATGACCTTAACAGCTCAGATGAGATGATAAAAATTTCATCAATAACACCAAAAATGTTTGGCGATCTTAATTCAGAAAGAGCTGTACTTGATACCAAGTCGAGTAAGACAGAAATTATGCATTATGCAATGAATGGTTCAAATGTAGGCATAAATTTTAGCGATAGAGGGTCAGAATATACTGCACTTTTTTGTAACATGATTCCGTCTGTCGAATTATCAGCATGTGTCCCATACTTTAGATTAAATTTTATTCAAAGTTTCCAAAATTCTAAAGAAGTCTCACTCCCGTTTTTGTCATTAGACTCGTTTTTAGGTGCAAAACGTGAAGACTCAAATGGCGCATATTTTTATGGTGCAAATTCTGTCCCGTCAAGTCCTACAAGTCAAGCACTCAATCCATTTACAACTCGTGCTGGTACAAAATCAAGTGGAATGGAATTATTTTTGACACCACAGACAGTTGTCAATACTGACATTAATCAGAATGCAATTTATAATGCAACAAGAGGAATAAAAGTACTTGATCCATTGCAGCCGCTTATGTCGATTGAAAGTGTAGCAATTGATGTTGAATCACTAAGCAAAGGCTTCATGGTTACAAACTCTAAAGTTTCACTTTCATTAATTTTACATGATAGAAGTCGGCTGGCTGAGATTTCGCCACTAATCTCTCCAACACTTTATCCTGCAATAAGAGTTGAAGTTGAAACGGGTTGGTCGCATCCAGACAATAATCCAATGTCAAATAATCCATACGCTAAATTTTTGAATGCTTTAAAAATTAGACAAATTTATGCTGTGTCTTCTGTCTCCCTAAATAGTCGTGATTCAACATCATTAAATCTTAAAGTTATTCTAACAGGAGTGGGAGAGTTTACATCGAATAATACATCTATTTTTACTGGTAAATTTATTTCATATGAGTTATTACGTTCTAAGATGAAACAATTATTTACAATCATTGATCAAGCAGGCACAAGCACTGGAACTGAAGGGTCAACAATAGGTACATCTCAGACTATTGTTGGTGCTGAACCTATTAAGATTGATTTATCTAATTGGGACACTAGCGACAAATGGATTAAATACGAAGATTATTTAACAATCTCACAATTAATAGATAATACATTAGGAGATCAATCTGTAGCTGATAAATTAATAGATAAATACAAAGACATAGTCACTAATTCTATAATACAAGATTCAACATCAATAAATCAAACTAGTCTTAGTGAACAGTTAAGAACAGAGTTATCATTAGAACTATCTAAAGTAGATTATTTAACATCGCCATATCTAACATCAGAAGTTTTAGATGAAAAAATAAAATCATTCATTAAAAGAAATATATTAACAACTCTGACTACAGACACGGTATCAAATACCCTCACAGGAGACAGCGTTCCTGTCCCAATAATCTCTTTAGGAGATGCAATATTTCGACTTTTTACTGTTCCAATGTCATTTATTGACATTTATGACGAGATAAGAGTCACAACGTTCGATTTTAATGATTATGCTGGAAATATGGGAGGATTTAACATAGGACTATTTCCAATATTAGTCTCAGACATCAATGACAGAATAATAAAACAAAAAATGACATGTGAAGCTGCACTTGTTAGTTTGCTACAAGAAGCAAAAAATTCCGACCATCCTGCATATGGAATTAAATTTGCAATTACACAAAAACAAGAAGCAGAAAAAGCATATTCAAATGATAAAAGTCAAGAATCTGTCGATGCATCAAGCAAAACAAGAGAAGAAATACAGTCAACATATGAACGAAGTTTAAAAGAACTTTACACATCAAAAAGTACAGCATTGTCAGGGCTCATAAATGTTTCATATGAGCCAAAATTTGTTCCGCCCGATGTCAAATGTCACACAGAAGTTACATCAGTCTCAGACAATGGCGTTACAAAACTTGTTTTGAATATTTTCATTTATGATGGCGCGACTACGGGTAAAAGAAGTTTAAACTTATTGTCGTCGATTATGCAAAAAAGCTCGGGAAACGTAAGAGTCTTTACAAAATCATCTGATATTGACGCAAATGTTTTTGGTTCTACAAATATGACACCATTCAACATTGTCAAAAAAGATAATGAAATGTACTCTGTCTCTGTGACTAGAGGACAAGCAAAATCAATACTGACAGCAGCTTACCCAACGCTTCGAATTGGCGCAGAAGGAACAACAATAATCAATGCATCATATGCATCTTCTGTGTCTGGCGAATTACAAAATATTAAAGTCCTCGAAGGATATAAAAATAACATTAGCCCAAGTCAAGCGAATTCATTTCCTGGCGTTAATGCAGATTTGTTTGTGATACCCTCTTCGTTGACTATTACAATGTTAGGCATGCCGCTTGTCAATAGAGGACAAATCTATTTTGTCGATTTCGGAACAGGAACTACGCTAGACAATGTCTATAGTGTCACCTCAGTTAAACATACAATTAAGGGCGGATCATATGTGACTACAGTCAACTTAGTTGTTACATTCACAGGCACAATTAAGTCAATCATCACAGATATTCAAAACGATCTTGATGTTTTGCAAAGTTATACAAAAAATTTATAAATTTGTAGTTGTACATTAATAAACGCGCGCGTACTATACGAGTACATGCATATTTTTATTTCAAAAAAAGCAGCAGGTTATGATAAAGACATTCTTATTACATCAACGGGCGAAGTACAAGTTTCAAATCTTCTTGACAAAGAATATACATCAAATGCATGGCACTTCGATGAAAAGTATTATAAATCAATTCCAAATCTTTCGCAGCTCTTAGAGAAAGAAATATCACTCATTCCAAAAGATAAAAATATTGAGTGGTGGAAAAAATATACGAACTCGCCGAGAGTTGACATTCTTCTGGGAAAGAATGCGTTTCTTTCAAATCTGAAAGCAGTCATAGAAGATGTGAATCGTATCATTCAAATAGATGAATCATATACAAACACGTTCTATCAAAATCAAAATCTTTTAATCGATTCTCTGCAAAATTCATTTGTAGATTATAAAGAAGTTGAACGTTTAGAAATTAAAGACCAAATTGGTGATTTGAAAGATTTTAAAACTGGAATGTGTCATGTTCCAAAGTATGACAATTGGTCTTCTTCTACTGGCAGAATGTCTATTTTAGAAGGTCCAAAAGTTTTGACGATGAATAAAAACAATCGTCATGTATTCAAGTCGTCATTTGGTGACGATGGTGCATTGATAGGTATAGACTATAAAGCGCTTGAGCCTCGCGTCCTTTTTACAATAGCAGGCAATGATGCTTCGTATGAAGATCTATATACGCATATAGCAAATGAAGCTGGAATCAATTCTATTGAAAGAGACGTCATTAAAGTGATGATACTTTCGATTTTGTACGGAATGTCAAGAAAGAATTTTGTAATGAAATTTATCGAGACACAAGATATTGATGACATATATGATAAACTTGTATTGACACTCGGGCTTGAAAAGATAAAAGAGAATATTGCAAAAAGAAGAGAGTTTGACAACGAAAATGTAATAAAAAGTTTTTATGGTCGAACACTAAAGTGTGATAAATCATTAGAAGTAAATTATTATACACAGTCGTCGAGTGTTGATGTTGCATGCGAAGGTTTTTTGTTTTTTATAAACAACTTTTGTAGATATCATGACATAAAACCACTCTTTATTATTCACGACGAATTAGTAGTTGATGTTCATAAAGACAAATACAATCTATTAAAACAGCAAGCAAAAGAAGGTTTGCTTATTCAAAGTTTAAACACAAAATTTCCTGTAACAACAAAGGTGTTCAATGGACGCGGAAACACAAATTCTTAACAATTTTGCAATTTACCAAAAACTACTTGGCATGCTTGGGTCAAGAAAAGAAAAAGTTCTTGATTTTGTTGACAAATATGCAGATAGAATTTCAACATGCCCAGCACACAATATGTCAAATAGGTCAACTGCCTCGCCAGGAGGGCTTGTTTTTCATTCACTTACGACTTTTAAGATTGCAAAAAAAGTCGTTGAAGCATCATCACTTTCTGTCAATGCAGAAAGTTTATTGCTTGTTTGTTTGTTGCATGATATTGGAAAAATGGGTGATGAAACAAATGACTATTATATCCCACAAACATCTGACTGGCACCTGAAGCAGGGCCACTTATATACATGGAATCCCGAAGTATCAAAAATGTCACATCCTCATCGATCGCTGTATCTCATACAGCGAATGGGAATCGTTTTAAATAACGATGAGTGGATAGCAATTCTTTGCCAAAATGGTACATCTAATAATGAGACTTCCTTTTATCAAGGAACTGAAAATAATTTAGCAGTTGTATTGCAGACTGCAATAAGACTTGCAAACGCCTCAGAAGAAAATATATAGATATAGCATGTCTAAAGCTGAAGGTGCACTAAACCAATATTCATCACGCGCAACTGGCATCCCAGTTGCTGGCGCTGTTGGAGGAGGCGACGATTTTGCACAAAGAATTGCAAAACCATTTTCTCCTAAACCTTTTCGTTCACAAGGCGGTTTTGAAAGTTCTGCAGACTCAAATTTCTCTATGCGATTGGGTCGTCACAATATTGAAGACATCGATCCTCATGAAGCGACATTTAACCTTGACGACATTCAATCTGACAAGATTACAGGTCCAAGAAAATTGCCGAGAGGATTTAAACTAAAGAAAAATACAAATTATAATTTAACATCAATGAAAGATTACGAAGAAATGGGTGATCATGCAATAGCATCGTCTGCTTTACAATTTGAATCTAATTTACATGACTTTCTAGAGATCTTGGATGAAGATCCTGATGAAAACATGCTTAGAGCTGATGAATTTAGTGGAGCTGGCGCTGTGGCAGGTTACACTGTACCACTTGGTAGTCAATCAAGACCAAAAGATTTTTACAAGAAGATGGCTAAAGCAGTTGGTGGATCTTTTGTCAAAGGTTCAACAAAACTTAATAAATCTCCTTGAAAATACCACCTCGAAGAGTTATACTAACTCTAAGAGCTTACAAATAAAAATGTAAGTTGCAAATTAAACATTAAACACTTGGAAAATAAAATGGCAATAAATTTTGATGCAATTCGCAAACGTTTAGACAATCTTAGCGGCAACAACAAAAAGTCTTCTTCGTCATGGAAGCCGAAAGAAGGTGAAGAGTATACTGTACGCTTGCTTAGCTTCCCAAACAATGACGGTCAACCGTTCAAAGAACTTTGGTTTTATTACAACATTGGTAACAATCCTGGCTTGCTTGCACCGTCGCAATTCCAGAAGCCTGATCCGATTCAAGAATTGATTAATTCACTTCGTGAAGAGGCAACTAAAGAATCCTATGAATTAGCTAAAAAGCTATATCCAAAAATGAGATGCTATGCACCTGTAATTGTGCGCGGTGAAGAAGATAAAGGCGTTCAAATTTGGGCCTTCGGCAAGGGTGTGTATCAAGCACTTCTTGCTATCATGGTAGACGAAGATTACGGTGACATTACCGATCCAGAATCTGGTCGTGATATCAAAGTTCGATGCACAAAACCCCCGGGCAAGAAATACTCTGAAACAGAAGTTATGCCTCGTGGAAAATCTGTTCCGTTGTCTGCAAATCCTGCAACTGCAAAACAATGGATTGGTTCTATTCCAGATGTTAACAAGATGTTTGAGATGAAATCGCCTGAAGAGCTTTCTAAAATCGTCAATGACTGGATTGCCGGCGGCGCCTCATCTGATTCTGAGGGTACAACTCGTGGCACTCAAGCAGTTGAAGAGACACTTGAAAAAGAAGTAGAGAAAGTAGAAGAAGAGTCCTCACAAAAGAAGACAACGTCGAAGCCCAAAAACTTCAAATCACTCGATGATGCATTCTCAGAACTTGTAAAAGAGTAAAAACTAAATAAATCTGGCACAGATGTAAATTACTATATCTGTGCCATTTTTTTACTCATCTTTTAAAGATACAAAAAACAATAAACAGGAATTACAATGGCAAAAGTAAAAACACAAAAAGACCTCGACACAGCAGTAGACTTCACTGCAGAGTTAATAACATCACTTAACAAAGAAAATGGTGCAAGAATTGCATATAATCTTGCAGTTGATGATGCTCCCAATGCTGTCAAACGTTGGATTTCAACAGGCTCATCACAGCTTGACTATATCATTGCTAATAGACGGAATGGCGGGCTACCCGAAGGCCGAATCGTTGAAATATTTGGACCCCCATCAATTGGTAAATCGCACATTGCAACACAAATTGCAAAATCAACCCAACAAATGGGTGGAATCTGTGTGTATATCGATACAGAAAATGCAACATCAATTGAGAATCTTCACGCGCTGGGTGTAGACATTTCTAGACGCTTTGTATACGTCGATACTCATTGCACAGAAGAAGTTTTTGATGTAGCAGAAAAAACAATTCTCAAAGCAAAAGCAATGCAAAAAGATGTTCCTATCACAATCATCTGGGACTCCGTTGCAGCAACGTCACCAAAAGATGAATTAATGGGCGATTATGATAAATCAACAATCGGTCTGCAAGCAAGAGCAATTTCAAAAGGCATGAGAAAAATCACTGGCATCATCGGTGACCAAAACGTGCTGTTTGTATGTCTAAATCAGACAAGAACAAAAATAGGATGTGTGGGTCCTGATACGCTTGTTTCTGTTCGTAGAACATCGTAATATTGTTTTAATCTACATTTACAAAGATATGATTGAATCGAGGTAGATTAAAACAATGCCACCAGGAATTTATCCGCGCAAAGGTCATTCAATAGAAACAAGGCAAAAAATTGCAGAAGGAAATACAGGAAAAGTATTTACAGCAGAACGTCGAAAAGCAATTTCGATTGCAAATAAGAAAAAAATCGATCATGATACTATTGAAAAAATTCGTTTACTTCTTGATAAAAAAGTTTGCAATATCAATGCAGTTCTTGAAGAAGTGAAAGTTAAAGACAGTAGAGCATTGCGCCGAGTATTAAATGAAGCAAATGTTTCTATGTGCAATAGCTTGAAATTCTTTAATACAAAAGTATCATACGATACAGGAAAAAAATTGCTTGCGTATTTAAAACTTGGTCTCCATCCAAACGAAATATGTAAAAGACTTGATATTAAAAGGAAATTATTTGCTTCGCTTTCGACAAAATTGCAAATTGCACATGACTTTAAATACGACTGGACACGTAAAAAACCTGGCTGCGATGGACAATCGCAGCCAGAAAAACAAACATGTAAAATATTAGATGAAATCGGCGTTGCTTACACAAAAGAATATCATCTTGGCAATTTTTATTTTGATATTCATATAAACGATACAAGTCTGTTGATCGAAGTACAGGGTGATTACTGGCATGCAAATCCATTGGTTTATCAAGATAGACAAAAGTTAAATAGCGTACAAAAAAGCAATCTCAGGCGAGACAATTATAAAAGAATATTTGCAAAACAAAACGGATTTTATACATTGTATATTTGGGAAAATGATTTAAAGAACAATGCAGATATTGTTAAAGAAACACTTAAAACTTACACAAGGAGAGCATATGAAAAAGCAGAAAATTGCTGAGTTTTTTAGCGATGTAGGATTTGATTACAAAGAAATGGAAGTAAATAAATTCTATCCAATCAATGGATGGGAAATCTTAACACATTCTAAAAATGGAAATGTTTGGAAAAATGTAACGCATATTGTTAGAAAAGAATCTTGTGTTCCCGTCGTTGTTGAAATTTGTAATTCTAAGATATGCGTTAGTCCAGAACATCGATTCTGGGTCAAAACAGCGAGCGCAGAATCATGGATCGAGGCGATAGACCTTGTTGAAGAAAATGATGATATATACCTTTTTCATGAAACAGCTGGATGGGTTCCTGCAACATTCACAGCAGGCGATAAAGAAATTGATATACTAGATATGTCTGTTGAAGATGCAGAAAGCTATTATAGCAATGGCGTGCTTTCACACAATACAATGTATGGCGACCCAATGACAGTCCCAGGCGGGATGGCGATACCCTTCCACGCAACAACAAGAATAAAATTAGGTGCAGGAGCTCCAATTTTAAATGCTGCAAAAGAAACAATTGGAATCAACGTCTCTGCAAAAACAGTAAAGAATAAAGTCGGCCCGCCATTTAGAACAGCACTTTTCCAAATTCATTTTGGCAAAGGAATCTTTGAACATGAAGAAATTTTTGATGTTCTTCGTGAAGCAGGACCGCGCATCATCGGTGATGTAGAAATTTCTCTAACAGGAATGGGAGCATGGAAAGAATTGTTAGTTGTTAAAGTAGAAACAGGTGAAATTCTTGTAAGCAAAAAATTCCACAAACCTGACTTTAAAGAAATTATGACAGATCCCCAATACGAAGCATACATTCAGGATATGATTGAGAATGTCATGGTAAGAACAGGTAATTCTGTTCCAATGACAGAAGAAGAATCACAAAACACAATCAATGAAGCAGATTATGTCGAAGGCGACATAGAGGTGTAAAATGTTAATGGTCGAAGGTACAATATTGTTAATTGATGCATACAATCTGTACATTCGACATTTTGTTGCAAATCCTGCATTAAATAATAACGGCGCACATGTTGGCGGAATTGTTGGATTTTTTAATGAAATGAATTCTATTGTGCAAAGATTTAAGCCAAAAAAAGTTTATGTTATATGGGAAAGCGGTGGTTCTCAAAAAAGAAGAAATATCTATCCAGACTATAAATCTCATAGGCGGCCTGAAAAATTAAATAGAGTATACGCAGATGATATATCGTCTACTGTAAATGATCATAATTCACAAATTCAAGAAATTATTTCCTTGCTGAAATATCTTCCAGTTGAACAAATCTATGTTCCCGATTGTGAAGCTGATGATGTTATTGCATACATTTGCAAATACGAGCATCCAGAAAGTTTGCACGTTATTCTCTCATCAGACAAAGACTTCTATCAACTTATATCAGAAAAAATCGTAGTCTATTCACCAACATCAAAGAAAATAATTCAAGTCAATGACGTAGTAGAGCGTTTTGGTATACACCCAAATAATTTTGCGCTAGCAAAAGCAGTTTGCGGAGATCCGTCTGATAATATCCCAGGAATTCCTGGTGTGAAGTATAGGACACTATCTAAAAGATTCCCGAGTTTAACAGAATCAAAATCTGCCATACTAGACGATTTCATTTTGGAATCTCAAGAAAAATCTACAAATTCAAAAATCAAAGCATTTACAGAAATTTGCGATAATCAAGACACAATAAAAAGAAATTGGCGTCTTGTCTATCTTGATATGGGAATGTTGTCTGGTGATCAAATTAAAAAAATACAAACAATGTGTGGTAATTCGAAGGTATCAAGAGATAAAATAGGTTTTATTCGCCATCTCCTACGATTAGGAATACAATCAATCAATTCTGATTTTATCTTTTACACATTCGGGCACATTGGAGCGTAGTTTGTCTCAAAACACTGCATATTTTACACAATACGGCAAGCACTTTCAAGAAACAGTTTTTAGATGTCTTTTAACAGATCGTGCTTGGGCAGCACAAATGACAGAAGTGATGACACCCGAGTATTTTGACTTAAAATACTTGCAATATCTTTCAAAGTCATATTTCACATATCATACAAAATATAAAGACTTTCCAACATTGAATCTTTTGATTACGATCATTCGAGACGATCTTAAAGAAGGCAAAGATACAGTTCTTCGTGATCAAATCGTTGACTATCTTCAACGGATTCGGTCAAATCCAGATATTGGTGACTTACAATATGTAAAAGATAAATCATTAGATTTTTGCAGAAAACAAGCAATGAAAGAAGCACTAGAGAAAGCAGTCGAATTAATTGCAACAGACAATATCGATTCAGTTATTGGATTAATGAAGAATGCACTTGCTGCAGGAACACCCGCATCTGTTGGTCATGACTTCTTTGAAGATACAGAAGCGAGATTCCACATTACACAAAGGCAAACATGCCCAACAGGAATGAAGCAAATTGATGCAAAAGACATTCTAAATGGCGGACTTGGAAGAGGCGAACTCGGAGTCATCGTTGGCGCCACGGGTACGGGCAAATCACATTTTCTTGTAAAAATGGGGTCTGAAGCGCTTCGCGTAGGAAAAAATGTAGTTCATTATACATTTGAGCTATCAGAAACCGCCGTGGGAATTAGGTACGATTCTAATCTTTGCGACATTCCAAGCAATGAAGTCATTGATAGAAAAGATGAAGTTTTAAAATCTTATGAAAATGCCGAATATGGTAAGCTAATCATAAAAGAATATCCAACAGGCACTGCATCAGTGCAGACGTTAAGAAATCACTTAGAAAAGCTGTTGTTAAAATCATTTGTGCCAAGCGTGATTATCATTGATTACGCAGATATTATGCGTTCTTCACGTTCATTTGATTCGTTGCGACATGAGCTCAAATTAGTTTATGAAGAGCTAAGAAATCTTGCAATGGAAATGAATATTCCAATCTGGACTGCATCACAAGCAAACAGAGAAGCATCAAACGCAGATGTTGTAGGATTAGAAAACATGTCAGAAGCGTACGGTAAAGCCATGGTTGCAGATGTTGTTCTCTCACTTTCAAGAAAGCCAACAGAAAAAGCAACTGGTGAAGCACGCATCTTCGTAGCAAAAAATCGTGCAGGTAGAGATGGAATGTTGTTCAACATAAGAATAGATACATCTAAATCTAAATTCACACTTTTGGAAGATGATGAAATGACATTAGATGATGTAGTTAAATCAGATTCAACAAGTATGAAGAAGCTTTTACAAGATAAATGGAATCAAGTAAACGCTAAATAATTGAGTGACATAAAGGAGAAATAATGTCGTCATTGTCTGTCAAAGAAATTGCCCTTCATGAATCTACTGAATATTTTGGTGGTGATGATTTAGCTGCAGACGTATTTATGAAATACGCCCTGCGTGATCAAAATGATAATTTATTAGAATCAACACCTGATGATATGCATCTTAGATTAGCAGAAGAATTTGCTAGAATAGAACAAAAATATGTCAACCCAATGAGTAAAAATGAAATTTATTCATTGCTCAAAGGATTCAAAGATATTATCCCGCAAGGATCACCAATGTCAGGAGTTGGTAACGAATATCAACTACAATCATTATCGAATTGCTTCGTCATTGATTCACCTCATGATTCATATGGTGGAATTCTTTTTACAGATCAAGAACAAGTTCAAATTATGAAGCGCCGAGGCGGCGTTGGCTTTGATATTTCTACAATTCGTCCAAAAGGACAGCCAACAACAAATGCTGCTAAAACAACTGATGGAATAGGCATCTTTATGGATCGTTTTAGCAATTCAACAAGAGAAGTAGCACAAGGCGGCCGACGGGGCGCATTGCTCTTATCGATTGATTGTAAACATCCAGAAATTGAAACGTTTATTGATATTAAAAGAAACTTAAAGAAAGTGACTGGCGCAAATATCTCAATAAAATGGTCTGATGAGTTTATGAACGCAGTTAAAAATGATGAAGAGTTCACTCTTTGTTGGCCTGTAACATGCACTCCTACAACTGCTGAAATAACAAAAGTTGTTAGAGCTAAAGAAATTTGGTTAAAATACGTAGATGCTGCATGGTCGTCTGCAGAGCCTGGCGCATTCTTCTGGGACAGAGTAAAGCAAAATACACCCGCAGATTTATACGCATCGTTTGGTTATGAATCAATTTCTTCCAATCCCTGCCTTGCAGGTGAGACAGAAGTTATGGTCGCAGATGGAAGAGGTTTTGTCAAAATAGAGGAGTTGGCAAATTCCGGCGCAGATGTTCCAGTGTATGCATATGATAATGAAACTGGTAAATTAGTCATTAGAAAAATGAGAAATCCACGAAAAACAGGCAATAACGTTCCTGTATACAAAGTTACAATTGAAAATGGGCATTCGTTTAAAGCAACAGGAAATCATACAATGATTTTACGAGATGATTCTCGAAAACAAGTAAAAGATTTATGCGCTGGAGATTCATTGTGGATAGCAAGCGCAGTTAATGCTCAATTCAACGAAGTGTTGCCTAATGTAAGAAATACAAAATCGCAAGATTATCGATGGATTAAGGATTGTAATTCAAAATCATGGAAAGCTGACCATCGAATGATTTGGGAGCACCAAAACAATAAAAATCTTAACAAGAATGAAGTAATTCATCATGCAGATTTTGATGGTCTAAATAATAACATTGACAACTTAGTATGTATGACTGCAGAGGAGCATAACAAATATCACGCAGCATTGATGAGAGGAAAAAACAATCCAATTTATAAAATTAAGTCGAATGCAAAAAGATTTGAAGAATATAGCAATGCAATGTCAAATGCAACATCTGGACTTTCAAATCCCTGTGCGTTTGACGTTGCAAATGATGTAATTCATACGCATTTTAAAGAACTAACAAAACAAAAGAACAGAAGAATAAATCACAATGATTGGCAAGCATATGTCAAAGCTAATGAACTAGATTTCCCGTTGATGTTGAATAAATTTAGAACTTGTGGAAAAGAATTCCTGCAGTTCGCAATTGACATTGCAAACGAATTAAACATACGACACGACCTTGTTGATGTAGATTTAAGAACAGCAAAGCGTGCTATAGAAGCAGAATCTACGGGTTACAATTGGAGACTTGTAGATAAAAAGCTTTATATTGAGCGTACTTGCGAATGGTGTAACAATACATTTGAATCTGCATATAACAAGCGAGAAATTGCATTTTGTTGTCTTAGTCACTCATTGCTCTATGCAAACAGAAAAGAAAACAAAAATCTTGCAAGAAAAATGACAATTTCAAAGATTCATAGTGACAAGGGAGAAAAAACAAGACACGAGCAAGTATCAGCGTTTACACATTTACGTTCATTGTTGATGAGGAATCCAACGAGAAAAGAATGGTCTGATTATTGCAAGAATGCAGGCATAAATGTGCGCATGTCTGGAACAAAGTACGGATTTAAATCATGGAATGACATAGCAGAAGCCGCATTGTATTATAATCACCGTGTTGTATCTGTTGAATTGATTGGAAATGAAGACGTGTATAATGGCACAGTCGATAATGACCACACATTCTGTTTTAGAGTTGGCACTGAAAAGCATGAAAAATTCAAAAATGATGTATCAATTATTCTTGCAAACGAACAATGCGGCGAGCTAGTTCTTTGCAGCTATGATTCTTGCAGACTAATGGTTGTGAACTTATTGTCATTCGTTAATAACGAATTCACATCGAATGCATCATTTGATATTTCTCGTTTTAATTCAGTTGTTATGAAAGCGCAGCGTCTTATGGATGATCTCGTTGACCTTGAAATTGAAGTTGTTGATAAAATCATACAAAAAGTAGAAAATGATCCAGAACCTGCACACGTCAAACAGATTGAGCTAGATCTATGGAAAAAGATAAAAAATAAATGTGTGAACGGACGCCGAACAGGGCTTGGCATCACTGGTCTTGGCGATGCAATTGCTGCTCTTGGATTTAGATACGGCGATGACAATTCAATTGAGTTTACAAAAATAGCATATAAAGCACTTGCTGTTGCTGCGCATAGATCATCAATGATTTTAGCAGAAGAACGTGGCGCATTTCCAATTTTTGATTATAATCTTGAAAGAGAACATGTGTATATGAATAAAATCATCTCAGCTTGTGATGAAAATTCTAGTGAAAGAAGCTTCGCGAGAATGTGGAAAGTTACGGGTCGAAGAAATATTGCATTAACAACAACAGCACCAGTGGGAAGTGTCAGTATTATGACACAAACAACGTCTGGTATTGAACCTGCATTTTTGCTTTCATATAAACGTAGAAGAAAAATTGTTCATAATGACACTTCATCAAGAGTTGATTTTGTTGATGCGCTGGGCGATAAATGGCAAGAGTATATTGTCTATCATCAAGGATTCAAAAAATGGATGGATGTAACAGGAAAGACAGACGTCAAAGAATCACCTTACTTTGGCGGAACTGCAAATGATATCGATTGGGTGAAAGCTGTCGATATTCAAGCAGCAGCGCAAGCATGGATTGATCACTCAATTAGCAAAACGATAAATCTTCCCAATACTGTCACAAAAGAAATTGTTAATGACGTTTATATGAGAGCGTGGGAAAGCGGTTGCAAAGGTGCGACAGTTTACAGAGACGGTTCTCGCGATGGCGTTCTTGTTTCAACTGAAGAAAAGAAAGAAGTAAAGTTGCAAGATCAAAGTAGGATTGCTCAATCAAGACCGAAACAATTGCCTTGTGAATTGCATAGAGCAAATATTAGAAGCACATCACCAGATGGTTCCATTATGACTGAGTCGTGGCTTGTTCTTGTCGGGTTGTTAAATGGAAAACCATATGAAGTATTTTGTGGGATGCCAGAAATGATTGAAATTCCTAAAAAATACAAATCAGGTGTTTTAATTAAAAATGGCAAAAAAGACGGTGTGACGACATACAATTTGGAAGTTCCAGTCGGTGATGATGAAAGTCTGATATTTAAGGACGTTGTAACGCTCTTTAACAATAAAACGCAAGGATCGTTTACGAGAACAATCTCACTGGCACTCAGACATGAAGTTCCACTTCATTATATTGTTGAACAGTTGCAGAAAGATAAAAATGGAGACATGTTTTCATTTGGCAAAGTTATTGCAAGAGTGTTAAAATCTTACATTAAAGATGGAACAAAGACATCATCTGTTAAGTGTATGCAATGTGGCAATACAGAGCTTGTTTATCAAGAGGGGTGCCTTTCTTGCAAAAATTGTGGTTGGGGTCGCTGCGGGTAGTTTTTCATAAAAAATATGAGATTTCGCACGCCCGCAGGGCGTGCGCTCGCGTAATATAAATGTAAAAGATATAGCAAGGAGCACGAATGAAATTAGCCGCGGGAACTCTTACAATTAGCAAAGACAACAAAGTGTTAATGATTAAATCAAAAAAACACGTTGGAAAGTATCATTTTGCTGGAGGGAAAGCAGAAAAGGGAGAATCACCAGAAGAAACAGCAATTCGTGAAACGCTAGAAGAAACAGGAATTAAATGTAAAATTGCATCTAGCAATTCATTTTTTGTTGACAAACATAAAGAATTAAAAGATTATGCATTTCATTGCTTTGTTGCGATAGAAGACAGCGGAAATCTTACGTCGTCTGACGAAGGAGACCCGTGCTGGGTTGACATAAAAAATGTTTTGAATTTGCCACTTGCATATCCAGATTGGACAAAAGATGCAATGAACTATTTTGGAATCATTAAATGAGTCAAATAAGTGTGAGAAGTATTATAACTTCTATAAAAATATACGACAATATCGAATACACAATCTTTTATCTTCTTAAACACGTGAATGGAATTAACGAAGTTCATGCAGAAGATCTACGTCATAGCACACTTGCAATAGTAACAAACATTTCGCCTTGGCCTACACCAGGCGATTCTTACGCTGTTTTTGCTAATAATAAACAATATTTCATTTTGAAAGAAGCTGCAAAATTTGTAATTTAATCATAATGTAAACAAACATTAACAAGAGTATTATTTAAACATGAACATCATCTCTACTATTTCTTCTCAAATCGAAAAATGTGAATTTCGCTTGCCACCAATTGTTATTCGAGTTAATAAATTCGATGAAGAATCTGCACGCGAATTTTCGCAACAACTTTCTGCAGCAAATTCAACAGGCCAGCCAGTTGCTCCAGTAATCATTGATTCATATGGCGGCCAAATTTATTCATTGATGTCAATGATGGACGCAATCAATGGATCAAAAATACCCGTTGCAACGATTGTTGAAGGCAAAGCTATGTCATGTGGCGCAGCACTTTTAACATGTGGCGCAAAAGGAATGAGATATGCTTCACCAAATTCGACAATTATGATTCACGAAGCTTCGAATGTCCTAGAAGGGAAAACAGAAGAGTTAAAATCTGTATCTGCGCATACAGATAAAATGAATCAAAAAATGTTAAAAATAATGTCTAAAAACATCGAAAAAGATGAAGATTACTTTTCATTGCTTCTAAAGACAAAAAACAACGCTGATTGGTTTATTTCACCAACAGAAGCACAAAAACTGAAAATTGTAAATCACGTTCGGCTTCCTACGTTCACTGTCGACGTAAAGGTTACATATGACTTCAAGTGAAAACAACAAAGAACGCACCTACAACGCAGGTGAACTTTGGGGATATGACGATGGATTTACAGAACGTCACGCTGAAATTATGTATTCTCCAATATTGATACTTGACGTAAGTAAAGAGCTTATAACAATTTTGCTAGAGTCAAAAGTATTTCAGATTAATAATCGTGTATTAGACTATTACATCATAAAAAAATTAGAGTGAAATATGTCATTTCAAAATAATGTAGTCATATTGACGGGGTTTTACGGTTCAGATGAAACACATGCGCTATCAGCATGGACATCAACATCAAGAGATCTTACAGAAAGTAAAAAAAGTAGGATTCCAGATTTGCTTAAAATGCTAGCATCGCAAGGTCATCATACACCATTTGAAAAATCAACTTTGAGTTTTCTTGTTACAACAGACGTAGCATCTCATATTCATCTTCTAAAACATAGAATTGGCGTCTCAGTTAACGCAGAGAGCGCACGATATAAAGAACTAAAAGATGATAAATACTATCTACCACAAGATTGGTCGCTAGAAGAACAAACAAAATATATTGCATTTATGGAAGATGCATTGATGCGTTATCATGAAACGCTTGAACGTCTTGTAGCGTCTGGTATGGATAGAAAACGAGCAAAAGAATCTGCACGTTTTTATTTACCGTATGGAAATCAAATTACTGCAGACATCCAATTTAATTGGCGAAGTTTTAATCATTTTTTGAAGCTTAGAAAGAAACCAGAAGCACAAAAAGAAATTTGTTCGCTAGCAGAGGAAATGCTTAAACAAGTAAAAGAAATTGATCAAAATCCATTTAAGTATACAATTGAAGCATTCGGCTATTGACTAACTGTTTACTTTCTCGTGATGAATGATATTTATATATTGTAATCACGAGAAAGAAACGAATGTCTCTTAATCAACCAGTCTTAGGTGAAGGATTTGTACCTGCATATCAAATTTCACCTACACCCTATCTAACACAGTCTGTTTTACCTGCAAGTACAATTCATACTCATTCATTTGACTATGCAACAAGAAATTTAACGATTACAAATATCGGAGCTGCAACAGATGTGATAGCAGTTGCATTTACGTCGAATGGTTTCAAGCCGACGAATGCAAATTTTTATTCTCTTGCACAAAATCGTTCACTTCAAATTGAAGTAAGAACAAGCAAGCTATTCATTTCAGCTTCAGTTGGAAACAACATAACATATCAATTTGTTGCAGGATTAACTTCAATTCCTATCAAAAATTTCTTAACTATCACTGGATCAAATGGATTCCCTGGCGTAGGGTAAAATGATTGCGGAAACGTTAATTCGATCTGCAATAAAGCTTCTATTACAAGAAGGCTTTGTTATTGACAAAGCAAAATTAATAGAGCTGTATCCTGAAATAGCAAATTCTTTGCATAATGCGCCGCCAAAAGCGATAGCTTGGCTAATTGCAAGATTTTGTGAAAATCCGCCTATAAAAGAAACTCATCCAATTGAAGATTCAATTTCTATCTTGTTTGATTATTTAAACAAGTCAAACGGAATAACTCAAAAGTATATGTCAAACAACGATTGGAAAACAATCGTCGATGACAGAATTCCAATAGAAAAAAGAAAGTGGAAACTTCCATCTGCGATTCAATTTCTAACTGTAGATGATATGAGCACATTGATGTCGCTTTTATCGTTGAAAAAACAAACAGTTGATACATCTGAATCAAACATTCAAGAAGATTATCTTGGCAAAGTTGGGCCCTGGAATTTATGGCTGCCTTCAACAACAGCAAATTCATGTAAAATTGCAGGATATGATCCAAAAACGTTTGACCCGTATACGACATGGTGCACAGCAAGAACATCAGGTGAGAATTTTTTCAATTCATACTTGTCATACCAAAAAGACGGGCTTTTTCTTGTCTATATTATTCGTGATAATGCAAGCAGACCAGATGACTGGATTTCTATTGCATTTAACACAGTAGATAAATCAATGTCGGGATTTATTGACAAAACAAAAAAGAAAGACGGCTCATGGTGTGTTAATGCAGAAAACTTAGGCTATTCAGAAGAAGACTTAAAAGAACATTTTTTTGAATTTTATGAACCAATTAAAGCATTGTTAACTGAAAAATTATCAACATTAAAAGAACATCCGGGCAAAGAAAAAATCAAAAAAATGTCGCAAGATATCAATAAATTTCGTGCAGCATGTAGAGGCTTGTCGAAGTATACAAAATACGATTTATTCAAAGATGTCATAATGAGCGCTGTCGATTTTCGACCTCCAGATGAAGTTATAAAGTTTATCATTGAATCATCAGACGCGTCTGACTTAACGTATAATGGTAGGCTTGCAATAAAAGAAATTGCAGCAATTAATGATTTGTCTTTAGAAATTGTGCAAATGATTTTTGACAAACAATTTTCGCAAGTCATGCAGATCGACGAAATAATCGCAGGAGAAAATAACATTCCTGATGTTGCAAAATTTCTTATTGATAGAGTAGAAAAGCGATTGATGAAAAACAAAACATCAAGCCCACTTACGACAAATGTACTGCTTAACATTATAGACAATAACGTAGTAATGGTCGCTCCTAAATTATTAATCGACATCTTTGATGTGGGAAAAGATATATCTGACAATATTACAAAAAACATACTCAAGCGCGATGAGTGTGTTGGAGAAATAGCACAACATATAATTGATATTATTGATGAGCAAGAAGACGCAGACTTGCTTTCGTCTTTTTGTAGATATTGTCACGATGAAAATGTTTTAGAAAATTTTGTAGAAACACATGAACTGAATATTGCAAAGACGATTGAGCTTGTACAAAATGATTTTGTAAAGCTGTCAACGAAATTAAATCTAATAGATTCAGCAGACAAGTATTGTATTAGCGCAATTTTGAGTATAAATCCTGTATTGCTTGAACAAGAAGTACGATACGCAGCAATTTTAAGTAAAAATGCAACGCAAGGAGCATTATTGACACATTTGCAGAAATATTCTGGGTGGACATCACTCGATGCGCTAGAAAAACTTCAAGCACATCCTGATGCTACGGTCAGAGAATATGCTACATCTGTAATTAGACAACGCAGTTCCCAATTGAAAGAGATATTTATAAACAACGAAGTTGAGTCAATATGAAAATTTCTGATAAAGATCTAAAAAGAATGATAATTGAGCTTGTTAATGAAGCAAAAATTGTAGATTTTCCTGGAGATGTGTCATTACCGCACGAAGATGACAATCTAGATTCAGCGGGCGGCGAGATTATAACACATGACTTTTCAAGCAAAAACAAAAAAACAACAGATTTTTATGATGTGCTATGTCAAATAAAGGGCTTTATTGACGAATTACAATTCGACGAATCGTATTCATTCTCCGAAGATCAAGAAATGAAACTCAACACACTCGTTCAGATGATAGACGACATGGCAGACGAAGAAATAGACAATGATGAAATAAATAATGAAATAACAGATGAATTTGATGTTGACGATGAACTAATTGATGATGAAGAAGTTGACGATCATGAGTCTGAACGTTTGCTTCGTTCAATGAAATCAGGCGAATATGAGCCACCCGATTTTGATGATGATAGTGACCTATAAAAAATTGTAATTCATAGTGCCTCACATATATTTTATAAACGTTTTAGCATTTTGAATTGAACAAAAGTTAAAGCACAGTATAATTGAATTACTCAATGAGAGGCTTTATGTCTGAACTAAAATTGTCTGACGCAGCAATTGCGCAAATTGCGAAACTATTACAAATCGCTATTTTAACTGGCACTGATATTGTTGATAATATTCGAATGGTTCGATTAACTCAAAATGATGATGGCACATTGACACCTTCTGACGAATATACAAAAATGTTTGAAGCCCAGCTTGAAGCGCTTATGAACAATATCCAAACGCAGAACTTAGAAGAAAACTAAAATGAATAAAGACAAATTAGATGAAATGTTTCGTCTAAGACGCGCATTTATGAATGCACTTTCTGAAAAAGTGCCGGGCTCATATCCTCAAGAACCCATTGATTTAACAAACAAAAAAGTTCAACAACATTTTAGAGATCTTGCATTACATGGAGTTGAAGAAGTATTCGAAGCATTGCAGCATCTAAGAAATACAAAATCTCATAGACAGACAGAGATTACAACGCCAGTTAACGTCGATGAATTTACTGAAGAAATGGTAGATGCATTCAATTTCTTTTTAACACTTCTCATTTTGATGGGTGTTGATTCAAATGCATTATATGAATCATTTGTTATGAAAGACAATAAAATTCATACAAGACTAGATAACGGTTACTAAGAAAAGCAGAGGTTATATGACTTTTGATGAGATGCTAGCGCAGCAATCAAAATTTTCTGATTTGTTCTTTGATGTTTCAAAAATGTCAAATGAAGAAAAAGAAGAAATGACAAAATCGTTTTCTCTTGCACTTCATGGTGAAGTTTCTGACTTAATAAGCTCAATAAACTTCAAGTCACACATGCAACAAAAGAAGAGTCCAGATAAAGAAAAAATACTCTACGAATCTGTAGACGTTTTCAGATATCTTCTTGGTATTATGAATATTTGGGGCATTGAGTCAAAAGATTTTGTTTCTGCATTCAAAGACAAAGACCTATTCTTGCATAAGAGGAAGAACGACGAATTAAAAAAGTGGAATGGCGAGCCCGTCCTCATCGTTGATATCGATGACGTAATTGGGAATTTTAGGAAGTCATTCTTTAATTGGCTTCAAACAAAGTATGACATTACAATAAGTGAAGATCATCCTGAATACTATGCGTCAACTCCAATCAAAGAAAAGGGTTTAAATCCAGAAACAATCTTCAAAGAATTCACATCTGATCGAGGAATGAGAACGCTTTCGATTGTTGATGGTATGATTGAAGTCTTGCAAAAAGCAAAAGATATGGGTTACTGGATTCAACTCTTGACAGCAAGACCAGAAAAGAATCTTGTTTGCTTGTATGACACATACTTCTGGCTTGAAACAATGCAAATTCCACATGACAGCATTGCATTTAGTGGCGAAAAATATATTTGGATTGTACAAAGTAAATTTTATGGTCACGTCGCTGCATGCATTGATGATTCTGCAAAGCATTCAGCAGAATATGCAATGCATGGTTTGGTTGTATTTTCACCTTCGTTATCGTATAATAAAATACTTGGCGAAACAAAGAACGTTACACTGTATAACACAGCTAATGAGCTATTGATTCTAATCACATCACTTAAGGAAAATGTAAAATAAAATGCCGCAAAATAAAAATCTACAACCAATCACTCTCCCAATGGCAATTCGCTTTGGCGAAAAGCCACAAACAGAATTTATCAATAATCTTGATGCGCTAAATATACAACTTGTTGATGCGCCAGATCCTCAAACAATTAGAAAAGCAGTTTATTGTTTTGTTAGATCAACGTGGGCAGACAAACCGCTCGATATTTCTACTGTTTCTGATTTTGAATTGTCAAAAACCATGGAAGATGTTTTCGCAGGAAAAGCATTACCGGCAGCAATGGAATTAATTGGTCTCACGTTTTTAGTAGGCGGAATTGATACGCAAACAGTCACACACTTAATCAGACATCGCGCAGGATCATTTGCAGCACAATGTACAGGAGATCGCTGGCTTTCACATGAGCGTTCATTAGTACCAGAAGCAGTAGAAAATAGTCCCGAATTTTATGCGCGATGGAAAAATCACGTCAATGAAGGAAAGCAACTTTATGCAGACATGGTTGATTCAAAAACAATCTCTTTGATGGATGCGAGACATATTTTGCCAAAGTGTCTTGAAACATTTTATTACATGCGAATGAACATCGGCGAAGCGCTGCGTTTCATTAAACAGCGGCAAGACAAACAGATTCAGCCCACAGAAGATAATATTATTGCTGCAAAAATGGCATTAGAGATTCTAAAAATCTTTCCAGAAGCGCATGTAGCAATAAATCTTCGTGAGCCTGCATGGCATTACATTAAGACATTTAGAAATGGAACAGGCACAAACCTCTACTGGCCAGACGAAGACAGTGAGAAACTTTTAGAGTATCATCCCGAAGATACGATTTATCAGAGCACACGTGACAATATGAATGGCACGCAGCCAGATGAAACATACAACCACTTTAGAACGATGTGGAATGATCTACTTCGTCAAGTAGACATTGTCATTAATCTTTACAAAAACAAGCAAACTGGAGTCTAAAATGAAAGCAGGCGATATTGTAAAAGTAACAACAACATCAACGTGTTCACGCAATGGTCAGACAAAAGATCTTCATATGGGTGATGTATTTACTGTAAAAGCATGTACAGATGAACATCTTTTTATTGAAATTAATAGCCAACTTTGGACTGCAAATAAATCAGATTTTAGTTACGTCATTAAAATGACTAAACGCTTATTTAAAGCAAATGCAAATTTTACTTCATATTTGTTTAGTTTTGCTGACATGCATAAACATTCATTGACAGTTCCTGCACTTATCAATGCAGGTGAATATTTGTCTGAGGTCGCAATTGTAAATAACAAACTCTATTTACAACGAAAAGACGAGTCTATTGTTCAAGTAGATGATTCACAAACAAATTATCTTACACCCACAAACAGGTGTTATATTGCTTCTGGCTGGTTCAATCCTGAGTGGCTTCAAGAAGTTGAAGATATCAAAGCTGTACTTGATAAAGCAGGTCTTGATTACTTTTCACCAAAAGATTACGCAATTTGTGAAGAAGACGCAGGATTAGACACGCAAAGTGCAATCTACAATGGCAATATTGAAAATCTTACAACGTGCAATTGGATGATTGCTAATACTCGCGCAAAAGATCAAGGTACACATATTGAAGCCGGAAGATTCTCAGGGCAAGGTAAAGATATTGTTTACTTCTGTGCAGGTTTACCTGCAGGCGCACAATTTAATCTAATGCTTGCACAATCAGGTGTTAAAGTCTGCACGTCGATTGACGAACTTGCAGATTATTTAACTCGTTCTGCTGCAGAAGGGTCATTGATTAACGAACCCTATCAAGGAAAAATTCAGTAATGTCACATCCACAATATAAATGTCAAGTTCAAGGAAATGAATCTTTCATTGACAATATGTTCGTAATCTTTTCACAAGGCTATTTGATTAATGCCGTTACGAATAGAGTAAAAGAGCTGGGCAAAGATAACAAAGATAACAAGTTAAAGCTAATGGAACTGGGTTGTTATAATGGCCGCGTTCATCACTTTTTAGTTCAACAGATGGTTGTTACGAACTATACAGGTGTTGACGTTCGTCAAGATTACATTGATCATTCTGTTGTTGCACGCCGCAAGGATGCAACACTTTTATGCGAAGATGTGACACAAGGATTGACTGTTCCAGATAATTCACAAGATATGATTGTCTCCTCAGAAGTACTTGAGCACATTGATGCTGAAAAGTTAGAAGGCGTGCTTAGAACGTTGTATAACAAGCTTGTTCCAGGTGGAAGAGTAGTGCTTGGTTTTCCAATGAATACAAAAGACAAAGAGTTTCACAATTTAGAAGATGAAAAAGGTCTGGGACATGTAAATTTCCCAGTTCATGAAGACTTTTTAGATATGTGCAAGTCAATTGGGTTTGTAGAATTCAAGACAGACCCGGGATATACAATACGCTCATCTTATCGACTTCCAAAAGAAGTTAGAAGTGATCCAACATATGTCAAAATCAAAGATAAACTCGGATCACAAATTGCGCGAGCAATATATTTGACATTATCAGATGATCAAGTCGGTGGAAGATTCTACACGTTAGATAAACCTGCATAAATTAGCAAAATTAATTTGCTGCGCCTCGCAATGTAAATTCGCGAGGCGCGCTTATAATTAAAACATGAAAATATTAATTACTGGTCACCGTGGTTTTATTGCATCAAACTTAGAAAAGTCATTTAACAAATTAGGTCACACAATCGTCGATCACAGAAAAATGTCAATGCCATTTCTGACAAATGTGGGAGAACCTTGTGTTTATAAAAATACCCATTCGCAGTGGGAAAGAGAAATAAGCGATTTGGGTGTTGACGTAGTTATTCATAATGCAGCAGCAGTTGGTACAGACGTTGTTGCATTATCCCCAAATGAATCAACGCTTACAAACGTAACAGGCACTTATAATATAACGCGCGCGTGTAACGCAGCTAATATTCCAATTGTGTATATTAGTACGACAGTGATTTATGATGTTGAAAAATATCAAAATTCGAACATTGAAGAATCATCACATGTTGCACCGAAAACGCTTTACGGAACATTAAAACTTGCAGGAGAGCATATTGTCAAATCGCATGCAAATAAATGGTCGATTGTAAGACCTCTTTTTTGTTATGGTGGAATCGGTGACAACAACTCATTGATTGCAAAAACAATTTTTGCGTCATTAACAAATAAAACAAACATCGATATGTTCTTAGACAAAGACAAAATAAAAGATTATATGCATGTTGAAGATTTTTGTGATGCTGTTTCACTTATCCCACATAAAGGTTTGTGGTACGACGATTGGAATGTCGCAGCAGAAACACCGTTTGTAACTGGCAAAATTGTGCAAATGATGCAAGACGTCACAGGAAATGATCTTGAAAATGCTGTAAAATGGCATCCAAGCACAGATTATTTGGGAAATCACAGATTGACAACAGAAAAATTCAGAAAAGCATCAGGCTGGTCTCCTCAAATTAGCTTGCAAAGCGGTATTGAAATGTCTTATGAAAGCATTAAAAAAGCAGTCAAGTCTAAAGACGATTGGAATCCGCTAAAATATCTTGACGAAGCAAGAATGAAAGGATTGGATTTAAAGCAATTCTTTAATAACAAGTAACATGCTAAAAGACGGAACACTTGTTATTGTAAGAGAAAATAATGAAACATATGAAGATTATTCACGTCGAGTCGGAATAGTCATAAGCATGACTGATATGTCAGATTTTGGAATAGCAATGTCTGAACATCCAATATATGACGTCTTTATTGATAATCGAATAGTCTTGCTTTTTGAAGAAGAAGTAGTATCTATTTCTGGCACGAGCACGAAAATTATAAAACATTAATATGGAAGTATAACTAATGAATACAATTCAAATCATTGTTGATAATGAAGAAGGAATTGATATTGGCGCGATCTTAGAAGTTCAATCATACAACAACTATGACAATTCATATGCGTCAAAAGATGAATTTGATTATATGCTGTGTAAAGAAAAGACTACAAACAAGACGTGGCATATCGCATCAGATTGCTTTGAATACCTTGACAATGAATAATCAAAATGAGATTCTTAATTATTGATGACAGTCCTGGTCGGTATGATACATTTACAAGAATGCTTGATAGAGAAAAGATCAAGTGGGTAATGTCATGCGATCCTCAAATTGTTGACATACTATTTGAATATGCTGGCACTGATGGACAAATTGATGGCATTTTGCTTGATCATGATATGCCGTATAAAGACGGCAGAGAATGGGCAAAATGGATTGAAGCTAATATTGTAGATGTTCCTGTCGTCGTTACTTCAACGACAGGACTGCCGAATGTTCGTGAAGAAATGATTAAAACATTAAAAGAAGCAAAAATTCCCGCATATCTTTGTCCAGCCGACCATATCAATTGTGAAATTGAGTGGCTTGCATGGTTGAAAGGCGCAATCGAAACACTTAACAAGGATTCTATCGATACAAATGAGTAATATTATTCGTCCTCCAAAGAAATTCGTCGGCCTTCACGCGCACTCAGGATTCTCAAACTCAGATGGCTTGGGATATCCTGCACAACATATTGATTTTGTTATAAAAAATGGAATGGATGCATGGACATTGACAGATCATGGCAACGGATCTGGCCTTGCACATGCACATTCTGCTGCAAAAAAGATGCAGAAACAGGGTATTAATTATCGACAACTTAACGGAGTTGAATTTTATTTTGTTCCTTCGCTTAAAGAATGGCGTGTGCAATACGAGCAACATAGAGAAGAAGTTGCGATAGCAAAATCAGAAAAGAAAGCAAAAGAAGCAACAGACATTGATGCAGATACAGATGCAGAATCTGCAGGTCATGTTGTTGAGAATGAAGAAGAAACAAAATCGATGAGTCCAATTTCCATCAATGATGAATGGAAACGAAGGTATCATCTTGTTGTAATTGCAAAAAATGCAGTGGGCCTTGCAAATTTGTTTACGCTTGTTAAACGCTCATTTACAGACGGTTATTACAAATTCCCAAGAATTGATTTTGACTTACTTAAAGAATACGGTGAGGGTCTCATTGTAAGTTCTGCGTGTTTGTCTGGCGATTCAATGTTAATTACAGATGTTGGTAACGAATCATTGAGAAACCTTGTTGAGAGATATAAAAATGGTGAAAGAACACAAGTGCTTTCATTCAATGAAAATACAAAAGCAAAAGAAATGAAAAATGTAATGTGGGGTGATGTTACAAGAAAAAATGCGAAATTAATGAAAATTACGACATCTGATAATCGTGTTTTAAAACTAACACATGACCACAAAGTGCTGACTGACAAGGGGTGGCTTCGAGCAGATGAATTAAGTAAAAATATGCCACTTAAAATAATGTCGCTATTAGAGAAGTGAGTTTTATGATGAAACAGCTAAGTAGAAATAAGAAAATAGAAGATATATTTATTCAAAATTTGAATGCATGGAAAACAAATAGCGAAATTGTTTCGATGTATAACGCGGGAATTTCACCACTACAAGTAATTCAATTGTGGCTGTTTGAAACTAAAAACAATATTCGATATGCGGTTATTGAACACAATAGTGAGAAAATACTTCCATTCAAGTTAATGAAAATTTCTGTGTTTGCGACTAGACTAAAAAAGTACATACAATACACAAACGAGCAACGTAAAAAATTCCTTAGTCAATGTCAAGAAATGAAAATAAAATACAAGCATCTTGATAAGTCAGATGAAGAAATAACACAGCTAGTAAAAAAACAACTAGGCGTGTGGGCAAATAATGCGCATAATAAACGCAAAGAAAAACAATTTTACAGTTACGACAATAAGCCAGAGTACTGGATGACAAAGCTAAATATTTCTTACGATGATGCGCTTGCAAAAGTTACATTGCATAAAAAAGAAAAATCACCATTTGCTGTCGAACACTGGATTAAGAAAGGTTATAAACTTGAAGATGCTGTTGAAATCATAAGAAAAAACGCAGCAAAGGGCGGAATTAATGCAACAAAAAAATGTGAATCGATATGCACATCATCACTCGAAAGAGACATTTACAATGAAATAATAAAAATATACCCTGACGCTATTTTGCAATTTTCTATTAATGATGTTTATGTTTATGACATTTGCGTTGTACAAACTAAAAAAATAATAGAAATAAATGGAACATATTGGCATGCAGATAAAAGAGTCTATGACGACAATGCTACTGTATATGGCAAAAACGTAGCACAAATTCATGCAGCAGACGAAAAGAAGCGAGGTTATGCAATAAAAAATGGATATGAAGTCTTAACAATTTGGGAACTTGATATTAGAAACGAAAGACAAAAAACACTAAGCAAATCAATAGAATTTCTTTCAAACGGGCAAAAATAAAATGAATTCATGCAATTTTGTTGATCTTCTAGCGATAGAAGAGTTAGATGAATATGAAGATGTGTTTGATATAACGGTCGAAGATAATCATAACTTTTTTGCAAATGAACTTGTAGTACATAATTGCGTCGGCGGAATTTATGCCTCAAAAGTAATTAGAGGAATGGCACTAAATAAATCAGACGCTGAGATTCAATCAGAATTAAAGAATCTTACAGACAGATTTGTTGATGCAGTTGGACTTGAAAATTTTAATCTTGAATTGCAATTTAATAAATTACAAATTCAACATGACACAAATCGTCATTTGTTAATGCATGCAAAAAGTGACAACTTAAATCTTGTTGCAACATGCGATTCTCATTATCCAACACCTGATAAGTGGCAGGCACGAGAATTGTATAAACGAATGGCATGGATGAATGATAAAACACAAGTCAAAGCATTGCCAACATTTGAAGAATTAAAATGTGAATTGTATCCAAAAAATGCAGAGCAAATGTGGGACGAGTATCTAAAAAACAAGCCCGCAAATCCTTTTTATGAAGGAAATGATGAAATAATTCGCGATGCAATTGAAAGAACACATGACATTGCATGGCAACAATGTGACGATGTTTGGATTGATACAAAAGCAAAACTTCCAAACTTTGACAATAGCGAAAAAAGCGGTTTCGTACAACTCGTTGACATTGTAAAAGAAAGAATGACAGCAATGGGTCTTGACCAGAAGCAAGAATACGTCGAAAGAGTTCAATATGAGCTTGCAGATATCAAATATCTTGGGCATGCATCATACTTCTTGACAATGTACAAGATCTTTCACAAAGCATCAGAAAAAACACTCTTCGGCCCGGGTCGTGGTTCTGCACCCGGATCACTTGTTAATTACATTCTTGGAATTACACAAATCGATCCTTTGCCATACGGATTACTTTGGAATAGATTTTTAGGTCGGCATAGATGTTTGCAAGAAGACATTTTTGTTTTGACAGCACGCGGAAGCAAACAGCTCAAAGAGATAAAAGTCAATGACAGCGTCATTTCTCCAGCAGGAGGAATTAACAAAGTAATTGACAAAGAGACAGACACTAATCACGTAATAAAAGCAACAATAAAAGTGAATAATCAAAATTTTGCATGTTCACCAAATCATAGATGGATTATCAAACGAGACAATAAAATAATTGAAATTTTAACAACTGATATTACAAAAGGCGACAAGCTCTTACTAAAGAAGGCACACAATAATGAGTAACATGACGTACAAAGAAGTATATGATTTGCAGATTTCGTCATTTAAGAGTAACAAGAAATTAAGTATAAGTAATGATGAAAGATTTAATCACTTTAATGTGAAATCTGGAAAGTTTGCAGAAAATCTTGTAAAAGAAATAATAGGAGAAAATTATATTACTACTGGCATTTGTATTCAAAGAAATACAAAGGGTAACCGCGGAAAAAATTTGAAATATATGCCAGACGGTTATATTAAAGACATCGACATATACACAGAAGTCAAAAATTTGGATCTTGGTAACGGTTCAGGAACTGCAATTGAAAAACTGTTATATATGTTCAGAAAAATAGAAGAATACGACAAACCTGTATTAATCATTTTTTGCGGAAAACATGAATTGTTAATTGATGAAGTCTCGCATGAGATATACAGTGCATATCATTTTAATGCTGGATCAAAAATTGTTAATGCTGTTATTAATGAAGTAAGAGAAAAAATTGTCGATATTGTGAAAGTTTCAGAGCTTAATAATGAAAAACTCTTATCATACAAAGAAAAGCTTCGTGCAAGCAAATATAATTTAACATGAATAGAACAATATTAAAGTATGCTGGCAACAAAAGCAGAGTGATGAGTCAAATTAACAAGTTTTTTGACTGGGAGGATGTAGGCACATACATAGAGCCATTTTGTGGTGCAATGGGAAGTGTAATTAACGCAAACATACCTGAAAATGTAGACATAATACTTGCAGATGCAAATGTTGAAATAATTGATTTTTATAAAACAATAAAAGACTACGCATATGAAGTCGAGCAGCTAGCAAATAGCTGGTCATCAGATGAAAAAACATATTTAGAAATAAGATCTTGGGATAGAGCGCTGAATTGGAGAAAAAGCAAGTCTCAAATTGAGATAGCAGCAAGAACGATCTATCTGAATCAGCGTTGTTTCAACGGGCTTTTTAGAATAAATAAATATGGATTTTTCACAACACCGTGGAATCATAGAGAAAATGCACCAAAAATAGAAATAACAAAAAAAACATACCAAATTGACATTATAAAACGATGTAATATGAAAGCATGCGACTGGCGAGAATTATTGTCTCATGATAAAAAAAATGCATTAATATATGCAGATCCGCCATACATTGACATCAAATCGCCAGAATCTAATTTCGGTGGTTATATAGGAAACTTTAGTCTGACAGATCAGACTAATTTAGCTGAACAGCTGCTTCTCAAATCAAAAAATGGTTCAAAAGTTATTGTTTCAAATTCTTGGTGCAATGAATCAATTGATATTTACAAGAATTTTGGATTTAATATTCATCAAGTATTTGCAAATAGAATGTTAAGTGCAGATAACAAATCTCGTGGTAAAACAACTGAATTATTAGCTACATTAAACTGTAGATGTGAGTAAAATGAAATCACTAAACGAACATGACATTAATGTTTCTGATTATGATGAAATTGAAATCGAATCAATTGAGTATAGCTTTTGTGATCAAAAACTTGTTGATATAGAAGTTGAAAACGACCACTTATATCATGTATCGCAAGATAATAGTCAATTTGTAATTACACATAACACAAGTTGGCCGGACATTGACAGCGATGCTGGTGATCGTGATGAACTGATTCGTGCAGCACAAGAATTATTTGGCAATGATGCCGTTATTCCTGTTTCTAACTTTAATACTTTGAAATTAAAGTCGCTTGTTAAAGATGCATCAAAGTTTTTTGATGTTCCATTTGAAGAAGTTAATGCAATTACTAATACGCTTCAAGAAGAAGTAATGCCCTTAGCAAGAGATGAAGATCAAGAAAAATCTGTATTCGTTTTGAAACACGATGATTGCATGAAATATTCACCGGGATATCGTGCGTTTATGGAAAAATATCCCGATGTTGAAAGAAACATTAACGCACTTTTTATGGAAAATCGTTCAATAGGAAGACACGCAGGTGGTGTCTTAGTTGCAGATCCTGTTACGTTAGAAAAGACAATGCCTATTATTGCAGCACGCGGCGAAATTCAGACGCCGTGGACAGAGGGCATGAACTTTAGAAACTTGGAAGATAATGGATTTTTGAAGTTTGACTTCTTGGGCTTGACATTGTTAAAAGACGTAGAGAATTGTATTAGAAGAATTCTAATTACACAAGGAACGAAGCAACCAAAATTCGCAGATATCAAAGAATTTTTTGATAAAAATCTTAATTGCAGATTTGTTAAGCAAGATGACCAAAAAGTTTGGAAACATGTTTATCATGAAGGCAGATTCACATCAGTTTTCCAGTTCACTGCAGATGGTGCACGTAAATTCTGTCTTGAAGCGAAACCTGACTCAATTGATGAGCTTGCAGCATTAACTGCAATTTATCGTCCCGGGCCGCTTAAAG